TGGTTTAACTATTGCAGGCACAGAGTTCAATGTTGTAGGCACTGCAGATAGAATTACAGTAAATACTGATAGTATTGACATTGCAGCAACTTATGTTGGTCAAACTTCTATTACCACATTAGGAACTATTGGTACTGGTACTTGGCAGGGAACTATTGTTGGTCCAACTTATGGTGGTACTGGTGTAAACAATGGAAATAAAACTATCACTTTAGGTGGTAATTTTACTCACAGTGGTGCTCATACCCTAACACTAACCACTACTGCAAACACTAGTGTAACATTGCCAACAACTGGTACTCTTGCTACATTAGATGGCACTGAAACATTTACAAATAAAACATTAACATCACCAACTATTTCTGGTGGTACAATTAACAATGCTTCAATTGGTGCAACTACAGCATCAACTGGTGCGTTTACAACTTTAACAGCAAGTGGTGCTACAACATTTACATCTTCAACTGCTTCTACTAGTTCAACAACTGGTGCAGTGATTGTAACAGGTGGTGTTGGAGTTGGTGGTAGTATTTACGGTGCTGGTGCTGGAACATCTACATTAGATGGTTTTAACATCGATGGTGGCACTTACTAAGTAATAAATACATGAGTGGGTGAAATTCCCACTCCCAGTATATACTGGTTTGTTTGTTCTACATAGAATAGGTTATTATGGCTAATACAGTCGTTCTCAAACGCTCTGCTGTTTCAGGCAGAACTCCAACTACAGGTGATCTCGCACTAGGCGAAATCGCAATCAATACCTACGACGGTAATCTATTCTTCAAAAAGAGTGTATCAGGAACAGATACAGTTCTTTCAGTTGCTACTCTTACTGGCACGCAAACTCTTACAAATAAGACTCTTACCAGTCCTACTATTAATAGTGCGACTGCAAACAATCTAACACTCACTGGAACATTAACAGCAGGTGGTGGTGTAGGAACAAATGGACAATTTTTAGTTTCTACAGGAACTGGTGTTCAGTGGCTTACTGCAGCTGTATCAACTCTAGATAGTTTAAGTGATGTTGTAATTAGTTCACCAACATCAGATCAAGTTCTTAAATTTAATGGTACTGTCTGGGTTAATGCAGAATCTGACACTGCCGTTGCTTCTGCAGTATTTGCAGCAAACGCTGAATCAGACTTAGGTTCTGTTACAGATTTAATTATTGGTCTCTCAGAAGATCTTGGATTAGTGACAGATACTCCTGCTACATTTATTTACAACTTAGGTTCTTTAGTTGTAGATGGTATTGTTTCTCTAAACAACTTAGATCAGTCCGTGAAAGCAGACTATATTGCTTACTCAATTATTTTTGGATTCTAAAGGATATTAAATGGCTCGCCAACTCGTTGAAAAATATATTTTTACACCTGGAGCAGCAAATGCTGGTACAGTTAAGTTTCCAGGTAAGTGTGATGAAACACAATTATTAATTATCACGAATAAAACTACTCAAGAGAATATTTACGCTCTTGGCGACCCAACTCGTTCTGGTTCTTTATCTTATGATTCAACTGATAATACTACATTTTATTCTGAACAAGATGGTGTCACAACTGTTACATTATCAAAAGATACTTCTGCAATGCTATCTACACATAAGATAGCAGTTTATACAGACGCACCAAAACAAATTGGTAATATTATTCGTCCTTATGCTTTTGGGGTTGACGCAATTGAGAGAATTCGTGTAGCAAATCCACAGTCACTAATTGACGCTGACTTTGAATATGGACTACAAACAACTAAATGGCAGAACTATGCAGAGATTCGTGGAGTTCCAGGAATTTATGAAAAACCTGGACTTGATATTTTCTTATCAGATGTCACAACAAATGGTGCATCTCCATCTTTAATTACCGTAACAACTTCTGTTGCACACGGACTTTCTGCTAACGATGCTGTTATTATTTACGGTTTAGGAAACACAAGTACATCTGCTCGTGCTGAAGGTGCTTTTGTGATTAACTCTGTACCAACTTCAACAACCTTTACATATTATGCAAAAGGTATTGTTGGCACAAATGCATTATCTTTATTTACTGGTATTACATATGCTCGTCGTGGTGGTTTTTACACTGGAGCTTCTTTACCTATTTCTTCTGTTACATCAAATGGTGCGAACCCATCAGTAATTACTGTAACATGTTCTGCAAATCATGGTCTTGTTCCAGGAGCACCACTAGTCGGTATTTGTAGTTCTGGTGGAACCAATCATGATTTATTAACAGGCAATTTCTTTGCAGAAACAGTGCCAACTGCAACAACATTTACATTTACTGCTCGAGTTGGTGGCGCAGTAGCATCAGCTGGTATTACTACATCAATGTATACTCGTTCAGACGCATATGTTTTGCATAGACCATTTGATGGTGGTGTAACATTATCAAACTTTGTTCCATCTTATGGCGCATCAGTTGCTCGACAAACTAAAAAATACATGCGTTATCAATCTGGTAAAGGTATTCTTTGGACATCTGGTGTTTCACTAAACCCTGTTCTCAACCTTGACCAAATCTCTGCATCAGGAACATCTGTTGGTTCTCTTATTACTGTTACAACAGAATTAGATCACTCACTACAAGTTGGTGCTACGGTAGTTATTTCTGGTGTTGTTACATCTGGATATAATGGAACATATGGTGTAAATACAATCACTGGTGAAAATACATTTACTGTAATTGCAGCAGATACTCTTGGGTCTGCTTCTGCAGTTATTACAAATATTCCTCGTGTCACAGTTAAAAACTGGCATGGTGCTTCTGTTCGTGTTGGTCCATTTGATGATCAAAACGGATTGTTCTGGGAATATGACGGACAAGAATTAGCAGTTGTAAAAAGATCTTCTACATTTCAGCTATCAGGATTTATTAGTGTGAACTCTGGCTCACAAGCAGTCACTGGAACAAGTACTAGATTTACACAACAATTAAAGGTTGGTGATCGAATTGTCATCCGTGGTATGACATATGTTGTTGGTTCTATTACTAGCGACACTGCTCTTACAATTAACCCAGAGTATCGTGGTGTTAATAATGCAACTAGCGTTAAGATGGCTGCAGTTATTGATTATCGTATACCACAATCTCAATTTAATATTGATAAGCTAGACGGAACAGGTATTTCAGGATATAATCTTAATCTGAATAAGATGCAGATGTTAGGTATTTCTTTCTCATGGTATGGTGCTGGTTTTATTGACTTTATGTGTCGTGGACCAGATGGTAATATGATTCTTGCACATCGTATGAAACAAAATAATATTAACGATGAAGCATATATGAGATCGGGTAATACTGCGGTTCGTTATCAAACAATTAATGAATCTGTAATTGGTCGATTAGACGAAGATTTAGATAGTTCAGAAACATCTATAGATCTTGTAGATGCATCTCGTTTTCCTGCTTCTGGTGGTGTAGTTCTTATTCAAAATGAGGTTATTCCTTATACTGGAAAGACTGGAAATACTTTAACTGGATGTACTCGTGGTGGAAATTTTCAATTATTTGTGGGTGGCACAAATAAAACATTTACAGGAAGCACTGCAACTACACATAATAAAAACAATGGATATACTGCTGTTACTTTAATTAGTTGTACTGCTGCACCACAATTAAATCACTGGGGTTCTTCATATATTATGGATGGTGGTTTTGATACAGATCGTGGATACTACTTTAACTATGCTTCACTTAGCAACAGCGTTTTGTCAGCAGCATCTGAAACTGCTTTCTTTATTCGTCTAGCACCATCTGTTTCAAACTCTATTGCAGGAAATTTTGGAGATCGAGATCTAATTAATCGTTCTCAGCTACTACTTCAAAAATTACAACTACAATCTGATCAATCTGTTCAGGTTTATGGTATTTTAAATCCAGGAAATATTGATGCTAATACATTAACATGGACATCTGTTAATACAACAGCATTAGGTTCTCAACCATCATTTGCTCAGATATCTACAAGTAATACAACTGCAGCAACTCCTGGAGAACAGATTTTTTCAACTCTTGGTCCACCAGCAGGTTTTGCTGAAATTGACTTGTCTAGTCTTAAAGAACTGTCTAATTCAGCAATTGGTGGCTATAGTAATTTTCCAGATGGTCCCGATGTCTTGGCTGTAGTTGTTAAAAATCTATCAGCATCAACTGCAACAGTAAACTTAAATCTGTTTTGGTCAGAAGCCCAAGCATAAATATACAAAATTAGAGGAATTTTAAATGGCAACCCAAGTACAATTTAGAAGAGGAACTACAACACAGAACAATGCGTTTACTGGCGCAATTGGTGAGATTACCTATGACACTGAAGTTAAAACACTAAGACTTCATGATGGATCTACTGCAGGTGGTGGTTCTGTTGTTACAATTAATGCTGGAACACAGACTCTTACTAATAAAACACTTTCTACTAATTCTGTATGGCAAGGAACTGCAGTTGGATTAGCATATGGTGGAACTGCTGCTAATTTAACAGCAGTAGCTGGTGCTGTAGCATATTCAGGTGCTTCTGCTTTAGCATTAACTGCAGCTGGTACTTCTGGACAAGTTTTAACTTCCGCAGGTTCTTCTGCTCCAACATGGACTTCTCAGTCTTCTCTTTCTGTTGGTACTGCGACTACT